ATACTCACCGAGGAGAATCGCAAGCTTATCGAAGATGCGCCACGAATCATATCGTGGGGAGTTGCCAACGGATGGATCGCTTACCCAATAAAGGAACAACGTAAATGGAAGATGCAAGAACTTGGTTCGTCAACCGAACCAACCCAGCAATCATCGTCGAACTCATCGGATGCGCTCAGTACCGTCTGGCCGAACTCCGAACTCCAGTAGTCATATATCGCCGGGGCGACAATATATACGTTCGCCTCGAATCTGAATTCCACTCCAAGTTCGTAATAACAAGCAGGCCATAGCCTCCGCAGTCCAACTCAGCAACGAATCAACGACATGACAACGCTCGAACGAGCGGCTCTTTGGCTTGCCAAAGTACCGCCAGCCGTCTCAGGACAGAACGGCCATTCAACCACCTACACCGCCGCCGTGGGCCTTGTACACGGCTTCCAGCTAGGCTACGGGGACGCAATGACCCTGCTGTCCGAATGGAACCTATCCTGCCAGCCACCGTGGTCCGACAAGGATCTGGCCCACAAACTCCGTGAAGCATCCTCCCGGAGCCACGACAAACCCGCTGGCCACTTGATCCAAAGCACCAGCATGGGCATGGACCTCTCGCGTGTAACCTTCAAGCGGCCTACTCCCACATCCGTACCTGGTGCTTCCGAGTTCCAGAAGTTCCTCTCATCCGCATTCGCTCCCACGGAGGTGGTCTGCATCTGCGAGCAGGTCGAGGACGGTAAGCCAATGACCTCTGGATCGTTCCTGCCGGTCGAGGATTGGCTTAAGCGATTCGATTCCCCCGACTCCATCCTGTTCCGACCCGACCGAGTCGAAGGAGTCTACGTCCGCATCAACCCGTTCAAGCCCAACCTCTACAGCGGTTCGGACAACGATGTCAGCGCGTACCGCCATGTTCTCGTCGAGTTCGATGACAAGCCCAAGGCCGAGCAGGAACAGCTCCTCCGCGACTCCGGTCTTCCCATCAGCGTTCTCATCGATTCCGGTGGCAAGAGCATCCACGGTTGGGTCCGGGTAGACGCACCATCCCGCAAGGAGTGGGATGCCCGCCGGGATCTTATCTATTCCTCCATCCCCGGCATCGATCCGAAGAACAAGAACCCATCACGCTTCTCCCGGCTACCCGGAGCATGGAGGGGTGAATCGCAACAGAAGTTGTTGGCCACTAACCTAGGCGCAAACTCATGGGAGGATTGGCTTACCGCCCGCGAGACCGATGAGGATCAGTCCACCATCGTCACGGTCAAAGACCTAATGGACTTCGATCCGGACAACGATCCGGATAACCTGATCGGCAATCGATGGATCACCCGCGGTTCCTCCATGATCGTCAGCGGTGGTACCGGGATCGGGAAGTCCAGCCTGATGATGCAGATCGTCATCCGCTGGTGCCTCGGCCTCGACTTCTTCGGGATAAAGCCGGTGAAGCCATTGAAGATTGGGGTCATCCAGGCCGAGAACGACAAAGGTGACCTCGCCGAAGCATTCCGCGGGGTGGTGCATAAGAGATTCAGTCTCGATCAGATGAACCAGCTCCAGAAGAACTTGGAGTTCCGCACCGAGACCATCCGCACCGGGGAACAATTCTTAGCCTACGCCCGCCGGTTCATTCACAAGTCAAAGCTGGATCTCATAGTGGCCGATCCATTGTTCTCCTACTTCGGCGGAGACCTCAGCGATCAGTCCGAGGTCAGCGTATTCCTTCGCAACAAGCTCCAGCCCATCCTCCACGAGACCAAGGTCGCATGGATCTGGATGCACCATGTCTCCAAGCCTCAGCGCAAGGAGAACGGAGAACCACTCACCACTATGGAACTCGCCCACTCAGGCTTCGGCTCCTCCGAACTCGCCAACTGGGCGCGGGAGATAGCGGTTCTCCATGAAGTAGGCCAATTCAAGCCTAGAAGGTTTCAGCTCGCCTTCTGCAAGCGGGGAGGGAGGATTGGACTCCCGTCTCCCATTCTCAATCTTCAACACTCAGCCACCGGCATCCAGTGGGAAGAGTCCAACCCCCTAGCGTTCACGGGAGCGGAGCTGAAGAAGGAGAAGCCTTATCGCCCTCAGCCAAGGCGTCGCGCATAGCCTTAAACCATTCATCATCCTCAATCGTTTCACGGGCCTTCTGCATAGCCTTGCGGCATTCGGAGGCCCTTTTCTCTGCCTCCATGACCTCGGGATCAATGGCGGGTTCAGGCTCTGGCTCAGGCTCCTCATCCCCACCGCGCTTGCTCGAACGCTTCCTTTCGAGTTGGCCAATGAGTCGTTCATGCTTCTTCACCGAGGTCTTCAGATACGCAACATCACGCTTCAGGTCATTGACCATCCTCAAGAGCAACGACACCCGATCCTCATCCTCCGGCGGAACCCAGTCACAACCACGCCACTGCCTATGAACCATGTCATAAACTATGACCTGGGACTTCTTGTTCCTCATGGAATTGAAAGCCCGGATCGACCGACCCAACTCACAGGCAAGATTCTTTCGGATGTAGGCCAGTACCTCGGACTTGTCCGGGTCGGCATCGTGGCGTTGCGGGGGCATCAGTCGGAACATCGACCGAAGCGTGGAACCATTGTCGAGATAACTCATAGCAAGAACAGAATGCATCGTGTAGGCTTCCGCGTCAATGTAAAGGAATGTTGATTTTGCATCCCACCCCACAAAGTTAGCATCCCCCCTGCTACTCTCCCTTAGAGGGAGACTTACACTCCCTCTAATAAGGGAGTTAAAAACCGCAAACGCCGCGACGCTATGGGGGACTGACGCCCCCCGCTGCGGCTGCGGTTTTTCAATAACCCTCCACTGATTGCGAAGTATCGGGTTGGATGGAGGATGGAGGATGTGGATTGCTGGAGCGGGAAGGGGTCTAGGATCGCGTTTGATTGCTGGATGGTGTGTGGGGAGCGGAACCCCATTGATCGGCCATTGCGCGGGCGATGCCGGGATAGGTCTTGGATCGCTCCTTCCAGCGGGTGGGACTAGGACCGAGTTTGTTCTGCCCGCTGGGGGTTTGATTGGCCCACCTCCCCGAAGCGGGTAGCGGCAGGATGTCTGTGGGAACCAGCGGTGGAAGGTTCTTGAGCCACAGACAGGTGCGCTTGCTCGCGTTATCACCAAACTGCCACGGCTGTATCATTTGGGACGGTTTGCAAATGCGTGTGTTGATAGCACCGACTGGGTTCTCTATTGCTATACGGGGGATACCGCTATTTAGTAACAGATGAACGAATGCGAGTGCTTCATCGGTCAGCTTGGGGTCGCGAAGCCCACGAGTCGTCCAGTGCATGCCGCTGCTGCACAGGTAGGTACAGGGCGGGAACGCGATCATCATGTCCCATTGCTGCTTGAGGAGATCACGCACATCTCCACGATAGTGCTGGCCCACTGTATCGCTGGGTTCAAAGTCGCAGCTCCACGCATCCCAGCCACGAGCAGCGAACTCATCGCGAACCCGGCCACTGTACTCGCAGGCCACAAGAACTCGGGGCTTCACAGGGACACCTCCTCAGAGAGGAAGAAGTCCTTCTCCTCCCCGTTCATGGTCACGCCATTGGTCCATGTCAGTCCGATGCAGTCATCGTTGTAATCGAACCGGATCAGGAAGTCATTGAGCTTGGGAGCATATATCACTCGGTAACCATGGTTCTTCCAATGCACCACCTTGCCGGACAGAACCGCCTCTTTGATCTCGTTGAGTTTCATATCGGGGGCGAACCTACCGCACCATGATCCACCTCGTCAAGCGGGAAAATACCGCACCATGAGAAATATGTGAACCTCATCTGGATCAATGTTTACGAGGGTCCGAGCGAAATACGTCGCGCCGCGCCATAATTTATCCGATTTCCCGATTCCCGATTTCTGGTTCCCGAATTCCGAATTCCGTATGGCATATGGAGAATCTGGAATACCGCACCATGAGACCGCATGATCCCGAAACAGATTTCGGGATGATACCGGAGAGGTTGGACATGGGACGTCTTACCCTGGAGTGCTATGCAAATAACCTGGCGGAGTGTAGGGGGGGAACGAAAGGAAGG